TCAAGCTCTATATTGCAGCCAAACGTCTGTACCCCCCCCAGAAATTTCCAGTATTTCTGCGGTGTAGCGGGCATTAGGATACTTTGCCGCCAAATCCTTTGCCAGTTCTGCCGATAAATACCCCAGTATTTTATTTCCCCATTTTACATATGCGGCAGGCTCTCCGTTGTATGTGGTTTTCTCTATCTCTATTTCCTCGTCGCCCGTCATACGGCTTAATATATCCTGCCTGCTTTCGCCGTCGTCGTTCTGGAAAGTCACTCCCACTACTTTTGTGCGTATGGTTTCCGCAATCCTGCTGCCAGCGGCAGGCGTTCCCGCTGTCCTCGGCGCTGCCTGCTGTCCTGCCGCCTCTTTTGCTGGTTTGTGTGCCAGCAGAAAACATACGGCAGCAATCACTATGCAGCCGATACCGCCCGTAATATTCCCAGACGGCAGCGCCACCACTCCGCTTACTGCAAAAAGCGCAGCCGCCCCATAAAGTACCATTTTCTTTTTACCCATGATAAATAAACCTCACTTTCTAATCTTTAGCCATTTTCTCTGCAATAGCAGTATTTATATATTCGCTTATACTCTGCCCTGCCGCTTTTGCACGTTGTTTAATGACTTCTTTTTGTCCTTTCGGCATTACCAGCTCAAACCTATCATAATTCTTTTTCTTAAATTCATTCTGATATTTTATCTGGTTAAATTCTTCTTTCTGCATTTTACCTCTTTCTTTCCCTTGCCTTATGATGTATAATCCTTTTAAACAGTTTGGGCGGCTTTGGCAAGTCCACCGCCCTTTCTGTATCCCCGCCTTACTTCTTAAGTAAGGCTCTTACTTTTTCTTTAGCCTCTTCAATGTCTTTACACTCGTTGAGTATTTCAAGTATTTTCCTTGTCTGGTTTTCCTCGGCTGTTTCCTTAAGCAGTTCGCCTACGTTCATTTCCTCGTCCATATTTTCTCCTTTCCCTGCCGCCCAGTTATTGTTATGGGTTATGTATCTCCCTTAACTGTCTTAATTATATTGCATATTCTGTAATATGTCAATACATATTCTGTAATATTCTCAAAAAAATAAGAGGGTAAGCAGCCCGTAAGCCGCCTGCCCTCATTCTTCTTACGCTAAGCGTGTGGCATAGTCCAAACTTATCCAGCCTGCGCCGCTTTTCAGCCTGCCCCAGCCTGCCGTACTCCCTTTACCCTCTTTCACTTCCACAATGGTAAATACGCCGATACCCGTATACTCTCCCGTCTTTGCGTAGTCCGTCCCTGCGCCCGTCCTTATATTAAGGTCTAATATATCCACTTTAACATTGAACGGCACTCCTGCCGCCGCCTGCGGCTTTTCCTGCGGTACTGCTGCCTGCTGCACGCCTGCATATTTCTTATAATATGCCTCGCCGTACTCTGCACGCTTTTTCTGTACGCCCTCGCTCTGGTCTGCTGGCTTTTCAAATCCCAGCAGCACGGCATCAGAGGCAGCCCGCACGCTCTTTGCACCTTTTAATGTGCTGATAACGGATTTATAGCCTTGCAGCTCGTCCCACAAAAAGGCAAGCTGCATATCCAGACTGCCGATAGATGCACCCGCCTTTTTCGCATAGTTAAGTAACGCCTGCTTTCTGGTGTGGTACGTCCACTGCGCCAGCCCGTAGCCCGCCTTGTCCTTTACAAAATTGCCGTAGCTGCCATTATCCACGACAGCCGTATACTGTGCATCCGTCATATTAAGGCTCTTGTTATAGCTGTTTTGCAGATTGCAGGAATTAAGCCCGCTTTCCGCATACAGATTACCCATTAAGCCTGCCACGGCGCAGGCATTTAAGCCTTTGCCCGCCAGATAGTCCCATATTGCTTTTTCCGTGTTCCCGTTCTGCACCATGCCGCCTGCAAATACGCTGTAAACCGCCTTGCCGTCCCAGTCATAAACATTATAACCAGCAGTGCAGGCTTTCTTTGCATTATCCAGAGAAGAAAAAGCCCCTATCTGGCTCTTTGCATCTTCCCAGCTCTTGCGCACACGGTATAATTTATTTGTCTGGCTGCCGCCAGCAGATGCAGCGCCGCTTATCATCTGCTTAAACTTCTCCCATGTGTGCGCCATTGCATTATATACATATGGGTTAGGGCAAATCTTCCCCGTAACGTCGTAATGCCTTATGACGTGCGACGCAGGCACGTTGTACTTTTCCATTAAGTACCGTGTAAGCTCTGCCGCAGCCTCTACCGTTGTGTCCTCAAAATACCAATCTTTATCAGTAGCCCCCATGCTGGCTGTGTTCCTCTTCCTCACGCACATTTCGATACCGATACTATTTGAGTTTCGGCAGTCTGCGTGCTTATAGCTGCTTGCGCCGCAGTGCCACGCTATGTCCTCGGTTTCCACCGCCTGCCATATCTCCCCGTCAAATCCTACAAAGAAATGCGCAGACGCTCCGATATACCGCCCTGCGTAATACTGGCAGTTCGCCTTTGCGCCGCCCAGCGCCCCTACGTAATGGATAACGATATATTTTATGCGTGCGTCGCTGTTCTTGTCCGTAAAGTTATAGGGTGTAAGCAGCTTGTTTATTACTGGCTTTTTCATGCTATACGCTCTCCTCTCCAAAAAATCCCATGCTGTCTGCGTCCATAGAGTTTCTAAACTGCCGCAGCTCTTCTGGTGTCATGCTCTCTACCCTCGCCCGCAGCTCTTCCCGTTCCTCTGCCGTCATATCCTTTGTATGTTCGCTCTTAATCTCTGCCATGCCGTCTGCTCTCCTTTCATTCACAAAAAGCGCCTACGGTTTCCCGTAAGCGCCCTGATGCATACTGTCTATGTTTTATTATTTTTCCTGCTGTCTGTAGCCCTCTGCGCTGCCCGTGGTGCTGTTTCCGTCCAGCTCGTCCGTGTCTGGCAGCTCGTCTGTATATTTCCCCAGAAACGCCCGCACCGTCGCCCAGACTTTCTTAACGGGCAGCCCGCAAAGCGCCATATTCTTAAAGATACTCACTACCTCATAGGCAATATAGAGAAGTGCGAAAAATTCAGCCACGCCCACGCTCGTAAGCCCCAAATGGTTACGTGCCGCCTCTGGGATAAAGCCGATAAGATTAACCTTTATCAGCATATCAATAGCCAGCATGAACACAAGGGAAATCAGCATACCCACTTTACGGATAGCCCCGTCAATCCCTGCGCAGCTGTTAAACCTCTTTTCACGCACCGCCCGCAGCACTCCAAAGATTGTATCGAATACAATCGCAATCACCACCAGCTCAATTACCTTGTTATTTGCCGCCATGTTGATAAATTCCAAAATCTTCATTTCCATAAATCCTGCCTTTCTGCTTTTGCAAATTTAATGCCCGCTCTTTCAGTCCTGCGCCGTCGTACCCTGCTACGCTCTCCCAGTTTTCCAGCGTTGCTGTCAAATCCACAATAAGCCTGCTTTGCTGTTCAATGATGTTCTGCTGCTCTTGCAGCACTTGTAGCAAATTGTTACCCATGTACTCACTCCTGCGCCTGCTGGTCTATGCCGCCTTTTGTATGGCTGCGTCTGCCAGCGTTTTTATTTTCTTCCGTAAGTGGTAGCTGTCGGCGTGTCCTGCGTGTCCCGTCCAGCTCTGTATACTCTTTTGTAGCTGCTCTTTTGTGATTTTCCCGCTCTCGCACTTCTTAATTGTCCTCTTGACACGCTTAATGCTGTCTGGTCTTACTTTTCTGTGCGTCGCCCTGTGCTTGTAGCCTACAAAGTCTACCCCGTTCTTTGCCGCCAGTATCGCAGTCTTAGGGTTAAGCGCAAGCCGCAGCTCGTCCCTTAAGAATACCTCAATATCTGCCAGCCAGCGCCGCAGCTCGTCCTTGTCTGGGCTTAAGATTATAAAGTCGTCCATGTACCGTATGTACTGCTTTGCGCCCAGCGTGTGCTTAACGTACTTATCCAGCTTATCCAGATAAATATTAGCGAATAGCTGGCTTGTAAGGTTTCCTACGGGTATCCCTACGCCCTCTGGCATATTGCCGTTATGGTCTATGATTTTATCCAGCAGCGCCAGTACCCCAGCGTCCTTGATAACCTTTCGTATTTCAGCCTTAAGTATGCCGTGGTCTATGCTCTGGAAATAGTGGTGTATGTCTGCCTTGATAGCGTAAAGCGGCTCGTCTGGGTGGAATTTCTGCCACTCATAAAGCCAGCTTTGCAGCGTATCAGAGGCAGCGTGCATACCCTTACCTTTTCGGCAGGCGTAGGACTGGGATATAAAGCGCTTGTCAAATATAGGCTCTAGCACGTTGTTTATGGCGTGCTGTACCACTCTGTCATAGAATGGCAGCGCCATTATCTGCCGCTCTTTCGGCTCGAATACCTTAAAATAATGGTACTCGCTTGGCTCATAGGAAAGGTTTAGAATGTCGTCCCGCACCTTTTCCAAATTGCCCTCTTTGTCTTTGGTAAATATCAAAACGTCTTTGCGGTATCGCTTGCACTTTCTGGCTTTGTTGTAGGCTTTCTGCACGTTCGCATAATCAGCCATAGCCTCTGCAAGCGTCACACGCTCGCCGCTCTGGTTCGTTGTATACCCTGCTCGTTTCAAAATAAAGCTCCTGCCTTTCGCCGCAGCTACTAACCAGCAGCCCTGCTTTTTCTCTTTGCCTCACGGCGGGACAGCCGCCCTGACTATAGAATGTTAAGCATCTGCTTAAATTCCCTTGCTAGTGTTCCGTAGATACGCTAAGCCTATAATGCTCTCACTAAGTCACACGCCCCACGCCCGCCAATGTTGCTGTTGACGTTCCACGGGTAATTGTTGCAATTCACGGCACGTGCGCCCGCATTAGCGCCATTGTTCCAGTTGCCGCCCGCTATCAGCGCCGCCAAAGGGCTGTAGTAAGCAGCTGCCCCATATCTTTATTACTTCTTTGCTTTTACCTCTTCTATGAGTTCCCCCAGCATAACGCCTATCTCTTTCAGCTTGCGGCTGCTTGTGCCGTAGTGCTGGGCGTTCATTGCGCTATACTTCAAATCGTTTGCCAGCCGCAGCAGCTCCTTACTCTGCTGTAGCGCCGTATCCGCTGCGTATAGGTGGCTTTTCGTCGCCGTCTTGTCCCACTTGATTACCTCTTGCAGCATTTCCAGTATGGCGTTTCTGGTCGCTGTTTGCAGGCTGAATTTTTCAAATTTTGGGTACTTGCTTAGCAGCGGGTATATGTATAGCAGGAAATCATATATTTTCTGGTGTAATTGGTCTGTTTTTGCCTGCGCCGTCATTTCGCACCCCCGTAGTAGTCGGCTGGGCTTTCGCCCGCCGTCTACATGGAGTCACACGCCCCACGCCCGCCAATGTCGCTGTCGACGCCCCACGGGTAACTGCTGCAACCCACGGCACGCGCGCCCGCATTAGCGCCATCGCTCCTGCCGCCGCCCGCTAGCAGCGCCGCCAAAGAATATGCGTAATACTGATAGATATTACCTACGTCGTAATTCTTCTCGCCCGTCTTAAGCGGTGTTTTCTTGTCCCAGCCCCACGCCGCTGTAGGGTGGTAATCCGCATTTGTGGCGTGTTCTGCCCTTGTGATAAGGTCGTTAAGCCACTCCCAGACACGCCCCACGGCATCTACGCAGCCCACGGCAGAAACGGCATTTACCACGCTGCCCGTAACACCCCTGCCCGTGTTCGTGGTCGCCGTCCATGCGTTTGTATTTGCGTTATCCAATCCCTGCGGGCTGCCAAAAGCGTAGGCGCAAAACTCGCTGTAATCTGGCAGGCGCTTACCGCTCTTTGCCAGACGCTCTACAAAGTTGTACCAGTTCAGCCCCTCTGTACCCGTGGCGGGTGCGCAGTTGTAAGAGGACTTTAAGCCCTTTGCGCCGTCGTCGCTGTTAAGGTAAATGTCTACCCATGTGCCGCCGCCCAGATATACCATACCCTCTGGGCTGCATTTCGGGCGGTGTCCCAGCGTCCATACAGAACGTGGCACAATGCCGCTGCTTACTGCGCTCTCCCAGCCAGTGCCAAAGATAACGCCGCTGCCGTTTGTAGGCTGCAAATTTGCGTCTACCTTGCGGCAGCGCCCGTAATGAAAACCGCCTATTTTACGGCTGTTGCTTGCGTTCCAGCCGTTAGGGTACGTGGAATTAAGAGAAATAATATACTGCTCGTCTGCCGCATCAATCCTGCTGTCGCAGATATATACATAGTAATCATTACCCACGGCAAAAGCGCTACCTACGTCCAGATTAGCAGCCGTAAGCACCGTGTTACCCGTCTTAAAGATACCAGCGCCGCCCACTGCGATAACGCAGCCCTCTACTACCGTCAGCTCGTTTGCGCCGCTGGCATACATATACTCGTTGCTGGGCGCTACAATGTCGCTTATCATAGCCATTTTGTTTACGTTCAAAAGCGCCCTTGCGTCGGTCTTTGTCACGTCGTCAACCATTAACCTACTCATACTGTTTCAATACTCCTTTCAGTGCTGTAATGTCGTCAGTTGTCATGCCTGCCACGGTTTCTGCCGTTTCCAGCGCAATTACGGTACAGTCTGCCGCCACTGCCTTAGACAGTGTAAGCGCCGTGCGGTCATTCGCCGCCTCTCCTGCTGCCTGCGCCTCGTCGCTCTGTACGTGCGTCACTGCCTGCACCGTGCCAGATACGCCGCCCGCCGTAAACTTCATGCCTGCCGCTGCCTCGTCGCAGTAGATAAGCGTTACGGCTTTCTTTTCTGGCTGCGCCGCCACTACTGCGCACTGTATGTGCCTCTGCGCCTCTGCGCTCTCAATCTTTGCCAGCAAATCAGCCGCCGCCAGCTCCCCAGCCGCCACCATAGCAAGGCAGTTGTAATAGTCCTCTTTGGTCTTTAAAGTCTTTGGAAATCCTTTCATGGTCTGCCACCTTTCCTAAAATGTATTTGCAAGATAGGAATTGCCCGCATAAGCAAGCCCTAATACTGCCGTGTCTACCTCTCTTTCGTAATGCTGGCTCATGTAGGCTGCGCCCATGTAGCAAAGCCCCAGTACCGCATCATGCTTAAAGTCAATGCCCCAGCCGCTTTCTATCCTTGTTACCCGCTCTTCCAGCCCCTTAAGCGCCTCTGCCGTTGCCGCCGTTCCTGCTGCCGCCGTTTCCGTAAGCTCCTGCACTGCTGCCTTAAGCCCGTCTATTTCAAGCTGTATCTTCCCTGCCGCATCTTCCCCCAGCTGCCCTTTTATCGCCTCAAACCATGCGTTAAAATCGTTCTGCGCCTCTGTCTGGAAAAGCTGCATATTTGCCATGAAAGCGGTGTAGGCTTTCAAAAGCTCTGCGTCCCAGTTGTTCAATGTGTTCTCAAACGTAGTGTAGCGCTCGTTAAACTGGCTTTCATACTGCGTAAAAAGGCTCTCTGTCTGGGTTACATAGCTTTCATAGATACCCGCCAGCTGCGTAAGGTATGTTTCCATGTTCTGCTTATATACGCTAAACTCGTCCAGCACTGCTTGACTGTAGGTATTGAAAAAGTCCGTAAACTGCTTTGTGAGTACACTTGCGTCTATTTCCTTTACCGTCCCTACCACAATGCCGCATAATGCGCTGTTAAAGCGCTGGTCTGTGATATTCTGCGTCAGTATCTTTGTTACGCCCTTGCCTACGTAAATATCCGCAAGCGCCAGCTCCCAGACTTCCGTATTACGGGTTAATGCCGCTGCCACTGGCTTTGCAGACGGCACGCCCTTAAGCACGTCTATGTAAATGTCACGCAGCACCAAATCCCAGCGCACTACCACTCTGTCTACCCTATTCTGCGCCCCCTCTGCCCTATCCAGCGTTACGCCCCTGCTTACTGGGTTTCTAAAGGCGTACCCGTTTATAAAGGCATACCCCATGTTTACCCTTACTTCCATGCCGCTATGTGCCACTACTTGCAGCCCGTCACTCGGCTTTGGGAATACGCCGCTTGCTAAGAACGTGGCAAAATACCACGCCCAGTCCTCGGCTTTGTATGTCCTGTCAAATTCGCCGCCTACCTTTATGGCGTTGAATGGTAAGCTGTCTGCCATTCCCTCTACCTCACTTTCCTTATCTGGTCTACCAGCGTCGGCAGGCTGTCCCCAAAAGTAGCCTCTATGGTTTCCTCGCCTTTCTGGTATGTTTCCGTCACTTCCGTTATGCGTGCGTCTATCTGTATCCCCCACTTTTCCTCTTTGCAAGTGATACGGTCGCCTAAATCAAAATCGCTCTTGAATTTCAAGTTTGAATTTGTGTTTATGGTACTTACAAAATTTATGGTTTTCCCGTAGCTTTCCAGCTCTGCGCCGCCCCTTGTCTTAAGCATAGCCAGATAGGTATTAAGCGGTATTGTTACCTCTGTTTCCCCGCTCTGGTACTTCCTTGCTATGTCCGTGGCATCACAAAAAACCTCTTCCAGTTCTAAGCCCGCTGCGCCCTCTCCGTCCACGGTAACTACTGGCTGGCTGCCGTCGTCGTCGGCTGCGCCCTGCACGTAGATAAAGTTGCCGCAGTTCTCAATGCTGGCTGTATATTCCTGCTCATTCACGTTATCAAAGTCACGGGAAAATATGCAGGGCGTGTTACCGTCATTATTTGCCGCCGTCAGGTCTTTCCCCTTATACAGATAAAAGCCGTATCTCTTCTCTCTTTCGTTTACCAGAATGTCATAGCCCAGCTTGCCAGCCTGCGCCCTCGCCTTGACTTCAAGCCCCAGCTGTGCGTATACCTCGTTTGCATACTCAACGCTGCTGCCTGCTATGGTATCCTGCGGCAACATGGTAAACTGCGGGAAACGGCGCTTTGCACTTGCACCGCTGCCGCAGTTCTTTGTTACCATAGTGTTTATAAGGCTCTGGTTCGTAGCCGTCGCCACAATCTGCGGGCAGATGCAGCGCTTGTTAAGCCAGCGGCTCAACATATAGCCCTGCGCCTCTAGCTGCTCTAGCCCGTTCTCGTCTTTGGTTATATGTACGTAGGTAATCTGCGCAGCCCTGCGCCATATCCCGCCGTCTGCGGTCTGCACTTCCTTTTTTCCGTCGTGCTTTGTAAGTATGTTGCCCTCTACCAGCAGGCGGCTGTTATTGTCCGTAATCGGCGCAAGCAGGCTGAATGTACCCACGTCAAAGTATTTCGTATGCCATAGCAGTGTTGCCATTTCGTCTATCGCCCCCAGCGGCTCTATGGTCTTGTCGAATACCCTTATCTCCATGCCGTCACACTCCTAAAAATTCCTTGTTGTAGAAAATCGCAACTTCAAGGGAATTTACGCCGCCTGCTGCATCATACCTAAAATTGTTATCGCCTATGGCAAGCTGCATGAATGTACTGTCTACGTCGATATAGCGGAAATAGTCCGTTTCTTTCCCGTCCCGTATCAGCTTAGCTCCCTTGCTGCCGTACTTCGTGTTAATCTCTATTACGTCGCCCGTCTGCATCACTGCATTTACTTGTATAAATTCCTCGGTATCCACGTTAAGCAGAATGGGATTGCTTACCGTCCCCAGCGCCGTAAAGCGTATGCGCATACCCGTTGACACGTCGCCCTCGTTGTAGCAGTCCACTATCACGCTCTCGGCTCTGTACCCAAATATCATGCTTTTGCTGTCGTCCCTATCAATCACGCAGGGGAAATGCCACGCAGCCACCCAACTTGCTATATCCTCTTTTGTTTCGTCCTCTTCACGCCAGAACGGATTAAGGCACTCCAGCTGGAAAGCAAATTCATACAGTACACTTTTTTTCTCTATCTTCGGCTCTCCAAACGTCCTGCAATTTATCACACGCTTAAAGCCGCCATACTCATAAGTCAGCGTGCCGCCCAGCTCTGGGTTAAGTATTTTAAGCATCTGGCGGCGCAGCTGTAATGCCTGCGCCTTGTCCCGTGTGTTGATATGCCCTAAAATATCCATGTCCCTTGCCTCTATGCGCTGCCCTACGTATGTGTCGCCGTGCTGCCCCATGCTGTTTGTGCTGTAAATCACATTCGTAACGCCTGCTATGCCTCCTACGTCCTTGCTTATGTTGCAGAAAAATATACTGTCTACCCCCAGCTCTAGGCTCTCGCCCCGTGAATTTCTGTAAGTCAGCTTTTCATTTTCCATGCCCTACACCGTCCTTGCTATCATTCTGAATTGTCTTGCAGCCTCTTTCTGCTGCTTTGCATAATCCGTGGTATTTGCGTAAATGTTCTGTATCACGGTAAAGCCGCCTGCTGCCCCGCCGCCTTTCGGCTTTGGCTTTTTCGGGTTTCCGTCGCCGTCCCAGTCATACGTAAAATCTTTGTCTACATTGACTTTTGCGCCTATATCAAACTCCTGCGGTATGTTGTCCTCAATCTGCTTGTTTACTTTCCCCATTTCATCAGAAAAGCCCACGCCGATACCCTGCGCCATGAATACGCCTACCTCGTCCCTAAATTTCCTTGACGGGCTTTCTATTCCTAAAGCGCTCTTCGCCGCATCTAGCAGGCTGTTTGCAAGGCTTGAAACTTTATCTTTTAACCAGTTCCAGCCGTTGCTTATACCGTTCCAGATACCCTGCACAATGTTACTGCCAATATTTGCAAAGTCACTGCCGATATTCGCAAACGCATTTTTAATGCCGTTTACGCAGTTATTCATACCCTCTACTGCCTTATTCTTTACCTCTGTACCCCACTGGGCTACTTTGGATATGGCGGCAGAAATGCTGTTGTAAATCTTTTGTGGCACTTCTTTTACAATGTTCACAACGCCAGTAACCATGCTGTTCATTACCTCTTTGGCTTTGCTTATCATGTTACTGCCCCATGTGGCTACTTTGTTCACTGCCCCTATGATGCTATTCCAAATTTTGGCGGGTGTTTCTTTCACAATGGTTACAATGTTCGTAAGCATTGTGTTCATTACCTCTTTTGCCTTTGCTACCATGTTTGCGCCCCACGTAGCAACTTTTGTAACTGCCCCTATGATGCAGTTCCAGATTTTCTGCGGTGTTTCTTTCACAATGGTTACAATGTTCGTAAGCATTGTGTTCATTACCTCTTTTGCCTTTGCTACCATGTTTGCGCCCCACGTAGCAACTTTTGTAACTGCCCCTATGATGCAGTTCCAGATTTTCTGCGGTGTTTCTTTCACAATGGTTACAATGTTCGTAAGCATTGTGTTCATTACTTCTTTTGCTTTGGTCTGCATATTCAAGCCCCATGTGGCTACCTTGTTTACGGCATCAACTATGCAGTTCCAGATTTTCTGCGGCGTTTCTTTCACAATAGTTACAACATTCGTAAGCATTGTGTTCATTACTTCTTTTGCTTTGGTCTGCATATTCAAGCCCCATGTGGCTACTCTGGTAACTGCATCAACTATGCCGTCCCAGATTTTCTGCGGCAGTTCCTTTACGGTGTCTATCACTTTTGTTACAAACTCCGTAATGACTGTGCCGCCCTTTTCTTTCATGCTTGCGCCCCACTCGGCTATTTTTTCTATGCCCGCCGCTATCGCCTGCGGTATCAACGTTGGCAGCTCCTTTAACTTGTTTAAAATCGTAGTCACAAGCTGCCCTGCTGCCGCCACGATTTTAGGCAGCCCCGTTATAAGCCCCTCTACAATGGCTACAATAATCTGCGGTACTGCCGCTATAAGCAGCGGTATTGCATCTATAATGCCGTCCACAAGCGCTACTATAATGTCGCCTGCGCTCTCCAAAATAAGCGGTATGCCCTCTACCAGCGCATTTATTATGCTGGTTATGATCTGCGGCAGTTTCTCTATGATGACTGGCAGCGCCGCTATAATCCCGTCTGCAAGCCCCGTGACAAGCTGCAAGGCTGCATCTATCAGCATAGGCACGTTGTTTATCAGCGTATCCACTATGGTAAGCACGGCATCTATCACGCTCGGTATCAGTTCTGGCAGCGCCTCGCCCAGTCCCTTTGCCAGCCCCGCAATAATCTGTACCGCTCCCTCTGCCAGCGTCGGTATCAGTTCTACAATTCCGTCTATCAGCGTGGTTATTATCTCCGTTGCGCTTTCCGTCAGTGTCGGTATAGCCTCTACTATTCCGTCCACAAGCCCAGAAATCATGCTTACGCCTGCCTGCACGATTGCTGGCGCACTCTCTACAATCCCGTCCACAAGCCCGCTTACAAGCTCTACGGCAAAACTGGTAATCTGCGGTAGCATTTCTGCCAGCCCGTTTACCATGTTGCCTAATGCGTCGCCAAAGCTCTGTGCCAGTTTCCCCATATCGCCGCCCGCCTCACCCTGCGCCAGCTCGTTTGCAAACTGGCTGAAAATCGGTAGCGCCTGCTCGCCTATCGGCATGATAAAGCTGGTCTGTAGTATCCTGCCTGCACCCTGCATAGCCTCTGAAAACGTGTCGTATTTTACGGCGTTAATCTTCCCCATAGCGTCCGTGGTCTTGCTTATCTGCCCCTCAACGTCCATAAGCGACGTGCAGGCATCAGCGCCCATATCTTCCCACATAGTACCCATTAAGCCCACGCCCGCCGTATACTGTAGCGTCTTGTCGTCGCAGTTCTTAAGCGCCTCGCTTACTTGGCTCATAGCCTCTTTTGCGCTGTCGCCGCCCTTTTGGAATTTCCCTACCACTTCGTCTGCATTAAGCCCCAGACTGGTAAGGTATTCGTTTGCCGTGCCGTCATTCATGCGGATACTAAATTCCTTAAAAGCGTCGCCCATCTTGTCTATGCTCCAAACGCCAGTAGCAGCGCCGTTGGCGATAGAGTTAAACATATCCTCTGCGCTTAGCCCCGCCTGCGAATACTGGTTGCTGTATTCGTTGATAACGTCCAGCAAATCCCCGTTCTTGTTAAGCCCGTTCTGTGCGCCCTGCGCAATAAGGTTATACGCCTCGTCAGAGGATAAGCCGAATTTCTGCATAAGCTGTGTGGCGGCTCTGGTGCTTTCCGCTACGTCAAAATCAAACGTATCCCGCAGCGCTAATGCGTTGGTTGTCATTTTTTCCAGCTCGTCTGCCCCTAAGTCGCCTGCCTGCTGCCGTACCTCTGCCATAGCCGCCGCTATGTCCTCAAATCCCTCGCCAAAATTAGCGTTATAGATGTTCTCCATAACCTGCTTGTACTGCCCTGCGTCGTCCGTAGCCGTACCCGTCGCTGCGCAGAAATCATTTAAAGCGCCTTTTGCCTCGTCTGCTTGGCTCACGGCATAGCCCAGCCCAGCCACTACCGCCGTGCCGATTGCAGCCGCAGCCGTACCGATAAGCGCCACGCCCTTTGCCATAGCGCCGCCCAGCCCGCCTAAAATACCGCCCAGCCCAGAAAACTTGCCGCCTGCGTTCTCTGCCTGCTGCCCGCTTTCCTCTATCTCTTCGCCCAGTTCATCTGCGGCGTTCTCTGCCCTTTCCAGTTCGTCTGCGGTCTTGTTTAATTCTTGTTCTGTCCTAACAAGCGCCGCCCTCTGATAATTAAGCTGCGTTTCCAGCTTTTTACTCTCTTCGCTGTTCTCTCCCGTCGCCTGCCTGCATTTCTCTAATGCCTGCTCGGTTTCCTTTACTTTCTTTGCCTGCTCGTCATATGTACGCTGTAATACGTTCTGCTTTGCTTTCAGCGCCTCTGCACTGTTCGCATTGTCCCTATATTCAGCCGTAACAAGTTTCATTTCAGAATTAAGCACTTTAAGGGTGCTGTTAATTTCCTTGCAGGCTGCCTTATACTCTGCCTCGCCGTCAAAAGATAGGCGTGTTTTGATATTCTCCGTTTTGTCTGCCATGAATTAAAAGCCCCCTAGTGCTATGTCAATGTCGTCCAGTTTCTCTGCTGCCTGCGGTGCTGCCGCCCGCTCCTGCTTGAAAATGTGCGGGTTATATTCCTTGTGGTATCCGAATAGGGTAACAATCTGGTACGGCGTTTTTCTCCATGCCTCACGCTCCCTGTACCCCAGCAGCACCATAGCGATATACAAAAGCCGTGCAGTGTCTAACTTTCCTGCACGGCTGCCGTTTCCCCCGCCTCTTCTCTTCCCTCTTCTGTCGTTTCCCCGCTGTCCTCTCCGTCGCCTGCCGTTCCTGCTGCAAACGACGCATAAATAGCCTGCTGTACCTCTGCCAGATTTCCTATGTGTATCAGCCTGCCTATCTGCTGCTCTGTGAAAAGTGCGGCGTTCTCGTCCTCTTCCAAAAGCCCCTCATTGATAAGCAGCGTAAGCAGCCATTTTGTGTCTTTTACCCAGTCTGGGTTACTCTGGTTAAAAACTTCATTCAGCTTGTCATAGCCGCCAAATTTTGTCTGAATTTCGTCCAGTGCGTTAAGGGTAAAGAGAAGTCTGTACTCTTTCCCTTTCAGCGTTACTGTATAGCCACCGTCTTTAATTGCGCTCATATCAACAAATTAAGGCGCAGCCATACGCTGCGCCTTTTCTCCTTTCCCTTTATTCTGTTTTTTACGCCTCTGGTATTGTTTCTGCTGGTTCTGGCACTTCCGTAAACCATGTTTTAGCTGCGTCGCTGTCCTCTGTGCCTACAAAGTCAGCTTTCCAGCGCCCGTCGCTCTTCCTTGCCGTAAAGTCTGCCTCAATGTCTGGCGTGTTAAACTTGATGCTTTCGCCCTTTGTTTCGTACTTTTCAGACGGCACTTTAAACTTAACCTTAAGCAGCCAGACGTAGCGGAAACGCCCGCCCGTTTTCTTTGCCCTAAAGCCGATAGCCACATATGGCGGCTCGTCGTCCTTTCCAGCCCATACTACCTTATTCTGGTCTACCATCTGCCCCAGTACCTCTGCCAGCACTTCCGGCGTAAGGTCTTTTACGCCCAGCTTAAGCGTGCCGCTGGCAAACTCTGATACACTCTCACTCAACGTATCATCTGCGTATAAGCTGCCGTCTGCCGTCTTTACGGATAAGTCAGCCGTCATAGCCTCTGCCATTTTCTTAGGCGTTCCGTAGGTTTCCATGCCGTCTGCCTCTGTGCATACTGCATAAAATAAATCTCTTAATCCCAGTGTCATTGTCTTGTCACTCCTTTAATATTTCGATTGTGATAGGCACTAACCAGTACCCCGTTTCTGTTTCGTAGCTCTCTGCGTCAACGCTGTTAATATAAACGTCTGCCGCCCGCAGCACTTCCAGAGTTTTATTAAGCTGTGCCTCATAGTCGCCCTTATGAAAAAGCGTTACCCTATACATTTCCTTGCTTTCGCTCTCTGTGTCGTCTGCATTTACGGCAGGCGCACCCAGCAGCCGCAGGAAAGTATAATAGGCTTTCGGCTTGCATCTGCCAGTATATACGCCCCGCTGTGCTGGCAGCCCTGCGCTCTCCAAAATCTCTTTTAAGCTGCTCATTGTCCCGTTTCACGCTCCCATACTTCCCGCTGTGCCTCTACTACTTTTTCGTGCGCCTTTTCGTTTGCGACGGTCATATACGGGCGTGGCTGCTGGCTGCTCGTCCCGTACTCTGCCACAAATCCGATAGTCGCATAGCGCACGTTGCTTTTATCTCCTTTTCTGTCGTTTCCATGTTTCGCCCTGCCCTGCGGGTATATGTCAATATGCTTTTCCGTGCTGTCGCCCTTTACCGCAGTAGCCTTGATAGAATTGATAAAGCCGCCCGTTTCATGCAGCCCCATAGCCTGCGCCTCTGCTTTCTGTGCCTCTACCAGCACGTCTGCGCCCGCCTTAAGCATTTTCGGCACTGCCTCTACGGTAGCCTGCTCTCTCCTGCTAAAAGCCTCTATCACGTCCTCTAGCCCTATTGTGTTAAATTCTCCCATAACTACGCTCCCTCGTCCTTGTGGCGCAAATCGGTTAGCGTAAGCTCTATGGTATCGTCGTCTATGTCGTAGGTCTTAAGCACGAAAAAGCGCCGCCCGTCTGTTTCTACGGTGTCCTCGCCCTCATAATCCGCCTTATGTACCTCATATTTCGCCTCTACCACCTTGCCCGTCTGCTGGCTCTTAAAATACTCGCTGTAGCCTACTTTTTTCTTGTTGCAGAAAACAGTACGGGCGCTTTCCTGCGGCTCATTCTCAAAGCCGCCAGCGTTTACCCGCTCGTCTGGCGGCTGCTGGCTTATAAGTGTAATCTCGTCTGCCCATGCTGCCATATCACGCCCCGCTTTCTGCGCCCTCGGTGTCCGTTTCGGACACGGGCGGCGCTGTGTTGTACTCCTGCGACAAAGCAAGCCGCATTTTCAGCGTGTCGTATGACTGCTTAAACTTCTCGGCTTTGTCGTTATAGCCAAATTCTGCCTTACAGTAAAGAGTTACCGCCCTTATAATCAGTGCGTCGCCCTCGTCAATGGCTTTTATGCCGTCGTTCGCAAGGTCAGCTTTGCAGGCGGCTATACAGTCCTCTATTTCTGCCGTTATCTTGTCGCTGGTGCTGCTGATACGCAGCGCCGCCCGCATTTTCTCTGTTAATGTGGTGGCATCTGCCGCCATATCCTGCACCCTCTTTCTGGTTATCCCACGATTTCTGCCACGCCTGCTGCCGCCAGCTCTGCCGCACGTCCCCTGCTTACGCTGTAAGCCTCTCCTGCGTCCTTAATCTGGTTAAGCTGCTTGTCTAAAAACCTTGTAGTAGCCTTTACCTTAACCAGCCCTGCTGCCGCCTCTGCCTCTTCTCTGGCTTTCTGCTCGGCTGCCGCTTTTTCCTCTGCCTCTTTCGCAGCCTGCGCCGCCTCTTCCTGCTCTCTGGCTGCTGCCTCTGCTGCCCGTTCCTCTTCCTGCCGTGCCGCCTCTGCCGCCGCCTTTTCCTCTTCCGTAAGCTGGCTCTCTTCTGGTACGTCTACCTCTACTGCTGCAATTCTGGCTATAATTTCCTCTGCCTTTCCAGCAGCGCTTACGCCCATGTCCTTTGCCAAAGCCTGCAAGCTCTTATAATCCATGCTTTTCAGCTGTTCTGCGTCTAAATGTCCTTTCATGCCCTATACCTCATTTCTGGCAGCCAGCGCAGAACGCCAGCCGCCGTATTTTCCCTTACGCCGCCGCAATCTTCTTGACTGTTACCAGACTGTTTTTGTCAACTACCTTGCCGTCTGCCAGCATGATACCCTTTGTAATCTGGTCGTCGGTGTCGTTGTCCTCATACTTCTTAACACCCATAGCATAGTTGGTGTTAAGCACGTAGTCCTTGAAATTGAAAAGGAACGCAAAAACCGTGCCTGCTGCCAGCGTCTTTGTGTATGCCGCCACATAATCGCAAAGCACTACTTCCCTGCCTAAAAGCGTGCGCTCTGGCTTTCCCGCTATGCCGTGGTTTACTCTGGCTATCGGCTGCCCGTTGCTGTCCGTAATGCCTACATACGCCATAAAAGTTTTTTTGCTCATGCACCACTTAGCGCCATTCTCATAAGCCAGCGGTAACGCCGCCTCTGCTGCAATCAAATCATCATAAGACGGTGCGGCGCTCTCCACTTCCTGCCCCTCTGCGGGCGTTTCCGCTAAAATCCCTTTCGGTTTCCCGCTGCCGTCTCCGTCAATGATAGACTGCTCTAATGCCTTTGTCATAGCCTCTACAATGTTGTTGATAAGTAGGCTTTCAAAGGCACTGATAGCCATTGTATCAACTTCCAGAGATACGGCTACTGCGCAGCGCAGCTTATGGTATGCAAAGGTAATCATTCCGTCTTTCTTGATGTCCTTATTCTGCTTGTCGCTGCCCTTGCCCTCGCTTACCCATGTAGCCACGGGCTTAACGGTGGATACGGGGATAGCCACGCCGCCCTTGTACGCCGTTCTGGTTACAAGCGTTAAAATCATGCCCGTACTTTCCAGCTTTTCTACAATCTGGTTAAGCACCGTAGTAGGGATA